TTATTTTTTGTTGGTTAGTAATTCAATAGTTTTTTCTTGTATGGAGATAGTTTTTTCTTTTGATTCAACCAATTTTTCCAAATCGAAAATTCTTTGTTTAAGAGTAGAAATTTCAGCGGCTTCTTGGGATATAATTAAATGATTTCCATTTCCTCCAATTAGATTTTGATTTCCTGTTACATTATAGCCAATAGGATCTAAGTATAATAAAGGAGTATCACCTAATAATTTACAAAGTTTTTCAAACACAGAAACTGTAATTCTTTCGCCTTCGATAGATTGACGGAGTCCAGCCTCTGTTAATCCGACAAAAGAAGCACATTCTCTAAAAGTAATTCTACTGCTTTTTATTCTTTCTTTTAATAGCTTGTAATCCATGTTGTTATAAATGAAAATTTGTTTTATAAATATTTTTAACTATAAAATAATATCTATTTGTAGATAAAATAGTTTTCTTTGTTGTGTGTAATCCTACACAAAATAAGTAAAACGACACAAAACAAGCAAAAAAAATATGAAAAAGACGACAGACACAACAAACAACGACAGGCTGTTAGCGTGGCTTTCGACAATTCCGGTCGGCATACTCCCGGAAATCCGGGAACAGATCATGCGGGACTGCGGAATAACGCGCTACGTGCTCTCTTATTGGCTGAGTGGACGCACGAAGATTCCTTATCTCGCCATGCAGAAAATAGAGGAAATCGCCGGTAAAAGAATATTCGAATACTAACCATAAAATAAAAGAATATGAAACAAGCAGGATTTTATATGATTTATGTAGAGGGAGGAAACAGCCCCACATACAAGCACGATTCATTCGAAAGTGCATCGAAAGAGGCTTATCGTTTGGCCGGAACAACCGGTAAAGAGGTTTTTATTCTTTCTACCGTCGCTTCATGCAAAAAAGAGATCATAATCATAGGGGCCTGTAAGCCGGAAGATGATAATCTACCCTTTTAACCAAACAAATTATTAACCCATAAATTATTAAACGTATGGAAATTATTAACTACAAAAATGGATCCGCCAACGGTGGCATCATTATTAACGGGAAAGACCAGTATATCGCGGTCACGGAATATTCGAATAAAAAATTCAAATCCTTGCGGGGTGCTCAAAAGTTCTTGGAAAGCTACGGGTACAAAGAAGTGAGAAGTAAACATTCTATCGGAGGAACCCGGTACAGATCGAAGGATCGCAATAGCCGTGCAGAAGTCTATCCGGGTGGACAAGATGAATACGGGAGAGACCTTTTCCGAGTAGAATTGAGAGAGGATAACGGGCATGTAGAAGAACTCTACATGACAAAAACCAAGTTGAATCGATGGCTGGATCAATTCGGATTTAAGCCGGACAGTCAAGTCGGACAGGCTCGTAAATCGAAAAAATCACCCCGGTTAAGAGGTCGTGACGATATAGATTGGTGGGTAGCTATTGAAATAAACCATGCAAGGCGCACGAATAGCATGCTCGATTATTCAGCGGATAAAGTAGACATGTTGAATTTAGTAATGTCACAAGTAGATGATTACGCATATAATCACAATGATAGTGATCTAATAAAATCCATAGATAGGTCGAAAACGGCAGAAGATCTATTTAAGAGAGAGGGGCATATAAGCAAAGACAAAGAGGAATATAGTATATCCGATATAGGAGATAAAAGTTTTGAAGTTATTCATGTTACCGAAGAAAACTTTGAAAGGCTATCGGATATTTACCCGGATATCTACGACCGATTTAAAGATGACTTTGACGAAGAAGATATAGATTATTAAACCCTTAACTGTCTGACACTATTATTATGGAACCATCGAAATTATACAGAGGTAGAGACGCCGCGGGAATCTGGCATTACGGATATTTCGTTGAACAATGGATTTACGGCGTGGAAAAGAAATACATACAGGTGGACGTTGCCACCGTTGGAAAAGCCATCGATGTGGAAGATAAAACAGGAACCCCCATCTATACCGGCGACACTTTCGAATACAAGGGATATAAATTCGTAGTCGAGTACGACAAGGACGGAGCCGGGTATGTCGGTAAAGGAATCGACAACCCCACTTACCAGATATCCGGCTATGACTTGAAGCGAATGATCATCACCGGAAACATTCACGATTAAAGTTCTTAAAAATGGAAAAGGCACAAACTATAATGGAATTGACACTAACGGGATCTTTACTAATGTGTGCATTGCTACTCATTATAGCAGTACTTATATTGATATACAAAATTTTAAAGGAAAAATAAACAACTGACATTATGGAAATAAAGAACGAACAAAATATAAGCGATATATTAGATTCTTTCGTAAATACAATAAAAAAAAGATAAGGACGTTAAATCGGCTCTTGTTTTGATAGAAACAAAAGATGCTCGGATTCTGCAAGTAAAAGGGAGTGGAACAAGCATATCCGAATCGTTATACGAACTTTGTAAAGTGGTTCCATCAATCAAACATACATTGAAAGTCGCATTGTTTGTATTGGAGAATGAGAAACCGGCAAAAGCAACCGATGAAGCGAATTAAAGCGCTATTTATCCTTCTTTTCCTAGCATCCTGCATACCGAAGGAAATACCGGAAGAACCGCCCTTGCCGGACAACGAACGTCCGGGAATGAACATCACCATAGACACGACCGAAATTGTCGTTAAAAACGATACCATTCTGTTATGACACGATTAGAAGAATATCTCAATACCCGTTTGGCGAATATCGGGCTCTCCGCCGCTGAAAACAAGCGAATCCTATACTATTCCGGGCAACCGAAGGAAGTACCCGTTATCGGGCTGAATGAGCGCAAACAAGCCATTACTTTGCCTTATTGCTCTCCGAACGGAGAGGTCGCCACTTATGAATACGAAGGACGGCAAATCCCCTTCGAGCGTCTCCGGTACATGGAACCGCAGGAGTACGAGGACAAGGACGGGAAGAAAAAGACAATGCGATACAGCCAGCCGCCGAAAACCGGTGTATATACCTACATGACTCCCGGCATAGTCAGAAGATACCGGTTGGCCGAGAAAATAAAGACGCTGTTTATCGTCGAGGGCGAGATCAAAGCCCTTTCCGGCGATGTGCTGGGACTTCCTATCATAGGTATAGGAGGTATTCAGAACATCAAGGACAAGGAGAACAACACGATCGACGACTATATACGAATGATTATCGATCGCTGTAAGCCCGACAACGTGGCTCTGCTTTTCGACGCCGACCTGCTCGACGTGAAATATTCAGAGGACAAAGACCTGTCTACCCGTCTACAAAACTTTTGCTCCGCTGTCATAAACTTCATGGAGTACATGAAGCCCTTCGATGTCGATTTGTATTTCTCCCATATAGCCACCAAATACAGCGAATCGGCAAAAGGGTTGGACGATTTGATCGCCACGCTGAAACCCAAGAAGAAAACAAAGCTGGTCGAGGAATTGAACGACTTGATTACAGGGAGAAAGGATTTCATTAACTGCATGGCTCTTTCTCCCGGTATCAAATACAAGCTCGAAAAATACTTCTTCCTCGACAACGTGGCGAATTTTTACGAGAATTACAAAGCCATATTGGAGGATAGGATATTTAAGTGGAAAGGAGCCTCTTATTACTTCGATGGGAGTAAGGTTGTCAGGGACAATCTTACCAAAGCCAAGATGTTTATCAAGGTGGCCGACCAGTATTACCGAAAGTGTATCGTATTCGACGACGACCACGACAAAGAGCACAAACAGCCCATTATGAAGCTGGTAAGATATAACGAAGGGACGGTAAAACAAGAAGTGAAGGATATTTCGTTGATACCCCGTTACCAGATGTTTTTTAACGAGCCGGAGAACACGAATAAATACAGGCGCATAAAGAAAGAGGTTTTCGAAGGCATAGAGACAGTAAGCTATAACCGCTATAATCCGGTATATCACGACATAAAACCGGGGAGCTGGAAAACGATAGAATCCTTTTTGCGGCATATCTTTTCAGATACCAATTTAGCGGGGGAAACGATGTATGAGTTCGGATTGGACTACATACAGCACACCTTTTTCGAGCCCCGGAAGAAAATGCCGGTTCTCTGTTTCGTGTCGAAAGAACGGAACACCGGTAAATCGACTTTCCTCTACCTTATGCGGGCCATATTCCAAGAGAATGTTATCGTCGTCGACTCTGACCGGTTAAACAGCCAATTTTCAGGCGTATATTCCGATAAATTGATTGTCGGGATAGAGGAAGCCTTCGTGAGTGAAAAGAGGACGGAGATAAAGGAAAAGATAAAGAACTGGGCCACCAACCCCAACATGTTGATGGAGCAGAAGGGAAAAGACGCCAGCGAGATAAAGAACTACATGCACATCATCGTATGCTCGAACAACGAAACGAACTTCATGCAGATAGACGAAGGGGAAAACCGTTATGCCGTCCTCAAAGTAGGCGTATTGGAAAAAGACGATCCTTTTATCATGAGCAAGATGGAGAAAGAGATAGGGGCCTTTCTCTATTACCTTTCGAAAAGAAAATATCATTATGAATGCGGGGAGTCGAGAATGGGATTCAATCCGGAAGTATATATGACGGAGAGTCTAATCCGTGTACAGGAACGCACGGAAAACAAAGCTGTTAAAGAGATAAAGGACTTTATCCGGCAGAGCTTTATCGATTATGAAGCCGTTGAATTATATTACTCTCCGAAAGATCTTGCGATAGAAATAAACCAAGTGGGAGGATTCACCATCTCGAAATCTACGATCATCGATTTCCTGAAATACGATCTTAACATGAGGCCGGAACCCATAACGCGATATGACTACTATGTGATGAAAATGGATCCTAACACAGGGATAATAAGGCCGGAAAAGGGCGGAACCAAGACCGGAAGGCCCTATAAATTTATACGGAAGGATTTTATAAAGGAGGAATAAAAGATGAAAATAGAGGATATTAAAAATGCCGCATTAGAATGTGCCCTATTCGAGGATTATTACTATAACCCCGACTTACTACCTGCATATATAGATGGTTTTACGCGTGGTGCAATATGGCGTATTGATTCAGTGTGGAATGAAGCAAGCAATAAGCCAGAAGCCGGCAGGTTAAGTTTGGCTTTTTGTGAATCTATACCGATAATAAGAGGTCCACACTACATCGATTTAAATACATTGAAAGATTTCAGTATTGATAAGTGGGCATACATAGAAGATTTATTAACCAATAAATAGGAGGAATAAGCCATGAACGAAAAAACGATTGAAAAGAGTTTCGATGAGTACATGAAAAAGAATTATACAGAAAATTATCTGTCTAATTACAAAAGAGAAGTCATCGACAACCAACGTTGCGATTTCGCAAACGGCGTGGAATACTATCTGAAAAACACATGGCATGATAAGAGCGAAATTCCGGAATACGGCAGGTGTATATTAGTGAAGACGAAATCGTATGGCGTATTTGTCGGAGGGAAAAACCTATCGGAAAAAGATTACAAAACCTTTGTCAAAGAGGCAGAGGTAGAAAGCTGGGCATACATAGAAGATTTATTAACCAATAAATAGGAGGAATAAGAGATGTTTATTTTAAAATGGATAAAAGCAAAGAAAAACGGTATACCATTATATATTAAAGACAAATGGTATAATTATAGGGCGATGATGACAGAAAGTGAAGCGAAAACAACAGATCATATACAGATATTCGATGACAATGGAAAATATATCGTCCCCAAAGGAGGAGTTACTGTTAATGTTTTTTTCTCAAAAAAGAAAGTTATAGCTACTTATGTAATAATAGGGATTCATGAAGAAGCACGGAATAGGGATTGGTTATATTCTTACGATTGGGTACATGTAGATTTATTTTTCGTTGGAAACATAAAAAAGATATGAGAAAGGAAATAAGCCATGAAAGAAAAGGAAAAAATCGACTGGTTGAAATCACATTGTTTTTCTGAGTTCGCCAGTATGTACGGAAATGTGTTCGATGATTTGTCCGAGACTCAACCTATATTTTGCGTTTGTGGAAAACTGGCAACCGGTCTACATGAACGAACCTGTAAAAAATTCAACAACAAAGTAGAAAGAGAAGTTCTTAGTAGACTCGCACACTTATTACCCTATTACTTAACACGTAAAAAATTAAGATATGGAAGTAAACGAAATCATGGAAGCGGTACGCAGGATGCGGACCTACCAGAAGAAAGCCGCCGGTAAAAGAAATGATTACCAATTCCAAGACGCGAGGCGACAGGCCGAGAAAGACGTGGACCGGTTAATCAAAGAATGGGAGGACAAAGAATTTCATAAACGGCAAACACAATTATTCTAATTAATGTAATATGAACAGGTCAAAGTTTTGTAAGGAATGTCCCCACCGATTTTTATGTGAGGTTCTTAAACTGTACAAAGATTGTCCTAACAAAGGATCTTCTTTATGTTCAAATATTAGCGATATAGGTAGAAAAACTTTTAATACAATAATTTTTATTCAAAAAAAAGACATTTTTCTGAAATAAAAAATATATAACACACTAAATAACATTATATGAAACACAGATTTTTTTTTGCCTCGCGCTGCTGGTGGCAGTGGCTGGCTGTAAGAGCAAACAGAAGTTAGTCAAGTCCGAGTTTATCGAGAAAAAGACCATCGACACGATACAAGTACCGGCCGAGCGATCCACGCTTACCGGTACTTTGTCGTATATACCCGGAACCGGAATTGTATTCACTGGGATAGACCAGAAACAGACGCCGGGGATCGAGACCTCCGTCTCCATCAGCGGCGACACGCTGAAAGTGGAAACACGGACACAGGAAAAGAATATCCCCGTCGTCACCGCCTCGACTACCGTAGAAAACAAATATGTGGAGGAAAAAGAAAAGAATGTATTTAAAAAGATCATGGAAGCAATAGGATTGATAATCGTGCTTTTTCTTGTCATTCTGCTAATTCGGATCAGTCCGAGAAAAGGATAAAAAAAATTTTTGATTGAAAACTTGTTACATTTGTTACATTTGTTACAAAATAGAGATAATAATATGATAATAAGGATATTATATAATAAAAAAGTTGTAACAAATCTTGTAACAAAATCGGAAATTGTAACAAATCGATTTTTGCGTTCCCGGATTGTAACAAATTTTTGTTACGAGAACATCTCTTGTAAAAAAGTTTGTTACACCGTGAAACGCTTTACACATAGGCTTTTTGAAAGATTTACCCCATCATGTAACAAATGTAACAGGATTTTCGCGCAAGTCACAGGATTTTTTTCGGGCAAAAAGAGAATATAACGATAAAAACACAAAAGATTTTCAATAGATTACATTGTTTTTCTCAATAAATTCATTAAATTTGAAAAATCGTAATAGCTTTATTATTAGCTATTTAAAAATTAAGTTGATTTTTGCAACTATTTTCGGACATAAATAAAACATTAAAAAAACAAATATCCATGCAAATCGATATTGTGACGAACAAAGAGATAGCGCGTCGGTTGAGGATCAGCGAGAGCAAAGCGTGCCGGTTGGTACGTCTGTATCGCGATGCGCATTCTTTGCCCAAATACTCGCCTGTCGAATGGGTAAAGTTCTGCGATTTTCTCGGTTTGGAAGTTAAACCGAGTTAAAAGACTGTCAAAAATTTCATAAATTGCAATTCTTGCAGCCTCCGGTAAGAAGATACCTATATTCGTTCCGCATTAAATAATATGTGCGAATGAATAAAGCGGTAAAATGGCTCGTAGGAGGTGGCCTCTTACTCTGGTTATACAATAAGTTTGCAACGGCAACGGCATTGATGAAAACGAACATCGAAGTCGTGGGATTCCGTTTTTTTTCTATCAAGTGGGATTATACCACGGTAGATATAGATTTCCAACTGCAAAATCTTTCGCAGAACAGGGTAGTACTGAACGGCATACAGTTCAGCCTGTATTTGAACGGTACGTTTGTCGGATCGTCGAGCCAAAGCCTCAATAATGTAGTCTTGGAATCTTACCAGACTGTGAAGGTACGGGCACGGGTAAGCCTGAAAACCTCTAAACTGCTTAGCCTCCTGAATGCTTATTTAGCCACGAACGCCAGCAAATACCACATCGATGTATCTATAAACGGAAGGCTCGGAGCCAACGGAACCAGTTACCAGTTTACCCCTTCTTTCTACGTGCGTATTCCTTCGCTGGTTTCCCTTGTGGAAATGATTAAGAACCTGTTTTCGAGCGGCGACAAAGTTACCGATGTCGCCCATGACAAAGACGCGGAAGTAACCGAAATAACCTCTACTACGGAATGATCGCACAAGCAGAACATAAAGACACGATAATCAATCGTCAGGGCAAGACGAAGGATATCATGCAGGCAGTCGTCGATTGCTACAACTCCGACTATGCACAAGTTCAGGAGCTGGCCGATAACCTTCCGGGGAATGATACCCTTTCCCGTTGCCGGGCTGTTTTCGATTTCGTCGATAAAAACATCAAGTACCAGATAGACCCTTTGCAAAAGCAATGGATCAGAACCCCGGCAAGGTTATGGAGCGATGGCGAGGGAGATTGCAAGAGCTTTTCGATCTTTATTTGCTCGTGCCTCCGGTGCATGGGTATTCCTCACTTGTTCCGGTTCGCCGCTTATGAAGGGAACAGCGATCCTACGCACGTCTATGCGGTAGCCATCGACGAAAGCGGAAAAGAGATCATCGTCGATCCCGTTTATCGGGACGAAAACGGAAAAGCCGTCTTTAACAAAGAATGTCCATATACAAAAAAAATAGATATGAAAGGAACCACAGAAATAAGCCGGTTATCCGGTACCGGCATCGGTTACTTCACCGAAACCGAAATGATCGAGATAGAGGGCAAGGAATATTTGCCTCGTGTGGAGCAAGATTTTTTAATCAACCTGAATGCGTTGAATACCTTGTATAAGGGAGCCGTCGCAGCGAAAGACGCAGCATTTGCCAACCGTATTGAGAACCTTATGGACGTGGCGACGGTGGCTATTCTTTTATATGAATATTCGGAAGACGGATTCGGCGATGTCGAAAAGGGCATCTCTTGTCTCCGGGTGATGTACGACGAAGGGGCCTTTAACCAGCCTGTCGGAACGACCAACGAGCAACGTTCACAAGTAATGAATATCATGGTTAGTGCTATCGTACAAAAGTCTGCTAATGTGATAGCCAATGAAGAAGATATCGATTACCTGCTCGAAACTACCGGTATCAGTACACCGGGTTTCGACGCTTCGGAGTTCCTCGGTAGCGATGTGGCTGTCGGGAGGGCTTCATATCGACAAATGAGAGCGGCATCCCTTTCGGGATCAAAACCAACACAGGCAGAAATAAATAAGATAGAACAAACTCTTACAACCAATGCGGAATATTTTATGTACTCATTTATTCCTGATAGTAGAGTATCAGAGTTTTCGCATCTTCCTGTTGTATTAGAAAAAAGGGCTTATTATAAGGATTTCTATAACAAGCTGAATAAAAATAATGTATTAACGCAAGAACAGGCTTTGTCAGTTGTAAATTCGGCTATCTACTCCAAATATGGTTATAGTGGTCCCATTTTTTTAATTATGATTCGCGATGGAAAAATTCCTGTTGTGGGTGATATTTTATCTATTATAACTGTCGTTGCCGGATTGATATCTGCGATAGGAGCCCTTCTTTCAAAAATATTCGGAAAAGATGAAGATGAGATGAATGAGGAATTAAAAGTAAATGGACCGTCATCGACAGATGGACTCTTTACTGTTACAGATAGTAATAACACATATCCCGATAACAGTACCACGGACAATCCCCTATTAGATTTCAGCAAGCCGACCGGAACAGTCGCCGGCTCGAATCTTCTCGGTATTCTACTGGTAGGCGGCGTATTGATGGCTTTGATATTCGGCGGAAGCGGCGACAAGAAAAAGAAGAAAAAATAACTTTTATAAACCCCTAAAAAATAAAGAAAATGGCAAAATTAAAAAAGTACCCCAAACAACCGAAGATGAAAAGCTCGGTAGAGGTTTGGAAACGCTACGAAGAACGTTGTCGTGAAGTTGACCGCTACAACAACGACCTCAAACGGAGGGAAGCGGAGAAGAAACGCATCATCGACAAAGTGCGTAAAATGAAGTAAGTAATTAACAGGTAAAAAAGATTGTTTTATGAAAAAGAAAACGAAAACGGACAGAATCGTTAAAACTGTCCTCGGTGGAGCCGCAGGCGGCGCCATCTGTCAGGTGGTGAAAGGAACCATCATGAAAGGAAAGAGTTCTTTATATACCGATTTGGGCGCTATCGCCGTCGGTGCGATCCTTCCTTCCCTTGTGAAAATGGACGGTATCGGAGAATTGGGCGCGGGCATGATCGGTGCGGGAGCAGCAGGCGTGATCGCAAGCTCGGTCCCCTCGTTGGCCGGTACTCCGTTCAGCCGGTTTAACAATGCCCTGTACGGTGCGAATGCGGCTTATCGCAAAAGCATTATCGGCAAGGGTCAAAAAAAAAATCAAGAGAGCGTCCTAATGTAAAAGGCACGCCGTTTAAAAATGTCTTATTTTAAAACAAGGTAAATCATGAATAATCAAATTATAGCTCCTCACCTTCGCAAACGTTGGGAGGACGCAAGAAAAAAAGTACAGAAGCTGAGTCCCGAACTTTTCCCCCAATCTTCCTATCTCCGTATTGACCAGACTTTGGTAAACGGAGTAGGAAACTATGTTTTCGATCCCATGCGCCAGAATGGACAGCAGGGCACATACGGGCAGTTGTTGAATCGTAACGATTTATTCCTTGCCTATGGTATGGGTTTGTTCCTGATTTACGAGCTGACAGCCAATCCGGGAGCCGCCGTACTCGCTACTTCATTATCCGATCTCGTTGCAAAAGCGAAGGGAATGGGTTCGACCGACACGATCCCCGTAGATGTTCAATGCGTTTATGGCGGTTCGCTTCGTTTGCAAACAGGAACGACGGTAACGTTCGAGGCGTTGGAAACCTCTATCTTCAACGTATCGCACCAAGCTGCCAATAGCGGAACAACCGATGCCGCAGTCGTATCGCTCGACAGTTCCGTACTCGACGAGCTTTTCTATACCCCGGAAATGATTGCTTTCGCCGGAACGAAAGAACAGACTTTCAATCTGAAATTCCCGTGTGCCAACACGTCGGTATTCCAGCCGGCAAGCTCTCCGAAGGGCGTCGTAGGATTGAGCCTCATTATGCTCGGCTTCCTCGTGAAGAACGGAGCCCTGTTGCTCGAAAACTACAAGGGCGACGAGAACGACTTCCTCGCCCCCGCGTGATGATTCCATAATAGTGTCAGACAATCGATTTCCCGGAGTGGCCTCTATCTCCGGGAAATCTTAAAAAGAAATGAAATGAGGGAATACGTTATACAGAATGTAGACTTTATACAATTAACTGTAAATCCGGGCGAAGATCGGGTTTATTTTCCCGTGTCTACCCATTTGCAGGGAAAGAAGGTTTTATATTTGGAAGTCCTTAATCCGGATAAGGGCTTGGACCTTTCCGGACGATATCCCATTTTATCGCTCGACAGTTTATTCGTAACGCTGTATGACACTTCCGGGAATTTAATTGTCGATACCCTCTTTATCAACTATTTTTCTACCTACACCGGAAATGACTTGCCGAGAATAGACAGTGAGATAGATTGGGAAAGATCGTTTATTTCCGTTCCTGTCTCGGTACAACAGACCTCTGTCTTGTTCTTTTCGGTATATATCGGAGAGGATAATCTTCCTGCTCCCTCTCAAAAGAACCTGTACAATTTAACCTTTCACGTTTCCGGAATTATGGAAATATCCCTTTTCCGGAAGGTTCAGGCATTGAAAGACGAAAAAATAACCGGCGTATATGCGATGGTCGGATCTACAACAGGTAAGCCGGATCAAGTATTCGGAACCATAAACGGATATCTGTATTTAGTTCCGAAAGATAAAACCAGATATATAAATTACATTCCGTTACAATTTATAGATGGAATGTCTTTTACCTCGATTTATGAGAACTATACACCGATTTCTTTGCAACGAAAATTCATAGATCCGGTAGAGATCGATTTCAACCGAAGTAAAATTTTGATACGATCCACGGACGAAACTATACAAACCCTAAATTTATCTTTCTATTATGAATAATATCGGTTTATCATATCTTCCCTTTACCGGAGCTTATTCCATTGTCGTGGATATGAGCCAAGCCAAACCCGGCGAGCGCGTGTATTTACCGGACACACCTGTTTTGTCCGATAAGTTTATTACCGGCGTTTTTGCCTTTTGGTCGTATGATGGTAACATACAGGATCCAGATGGAAATCTTATAGACGGAAACAGGCTTTATTATATGAACCTTACTCTGGTCGATTTGGAAAACGACGATTTTATATCGAATGTTCCTCTGGTTTATTTCTCCTTCGGAGGTAGACAGATTCCCGTAAACCGTTATCTCGTGTTGCCGAACTGCTATATTACGAACAATTATGCCGCAAGCCCGGCTAATCATGTCATGCTTACCTTCTTCTATACCTCGAAGGTCGGCAATAACGAGCTTTCTCCCGCCGGAAAATTGAGAATCCAATCGATGAGCGTTCCCGTATATTCCAATTCGGCGAATAGGTATTACTTGCCTGACAACCGGGTTCTGGTCGATAAGAAATTCAGAAACATTTACTCCACGTCGGTTTTTGTGAACACGACGACACCCTCTGTAAGGGAAATCGTAGCGCCGGATAATTCGTTCTTGACTCTTATTCTGCGATCGGATATCATATTATACCGTTTCCCGGTATTATATCTCTCACAATGGAATTTCCCTTTCAGGCTGAATATGGATAACCTGCAAGCCGACTTACCGAGTTCCTATATAGAGCTCTCCCAAAATATCGCCCAGACGGTAGGGGATAAGGTCGTTTTCTTGAACTTTGAATACGAAGATTAAAAACTGACAGACTATGATACGCGGAAAAGAAAATCTAATCGAATGGGTGAAATCGACGCCGAACGTGAAACAGATACAGATTCGTACCTCTCCCGGCGCTGACGCTTTCCAGTTCCAGAGCGAGGAAGGCGAGAATAAAAAGACGATGGAAGATCGATTGTCCCGTACCCTCGACTATTTGGAACCGGGGAAATATTACATCGAGATGTCCGATGGAAATTCCCGGAGAAACTGGTATCGGGATTATTTCGTGCTGGAAGATGATGTAACGGCCGTTTCCTCTCAAATGGGAGCGGTGAATATCGGCGGCGTGCCTTCCGATGAAGTGGACCGGAGAATCGCCGCGGCTCTCGACGCTCAAAAGAAAGAGTTCCGTATCGCCGAGCTCGAATCGAAGGTAAAAGAGTACGAGGAAGAATTAGAAGAACGGGAAAGCCCTTTGCAGTCCGCAATCGGCCGTGTAGCCCCTTATCTTCCGGCTATTCTCGAAAGGTTCTTCGGAAAACCGGGCATGCAGGTAGGCGTTGCCGGAACTTCGCAGCCTATCCGGGTTCCTGCACCGGAATCGAATACCGACGACAACTCCCGGATATTGCGGATCGCCGAACGGCTGGAAGCTATCGAACCCGATTATCTGAACTTGTTGGAAAAACTGTGTGACAAATTGGAAGAAAACCCCGCTCTCTTGGGCATGATTAAACAGTTCGCATGATATGAAATACAATCCTAACATATTCAATAAAGGGGTATTTCCCCGATTTACCAGTGTGACGGTGTATGCAAAACCTTCGTATAGTTCAGATGTCCTGTACGAAATCAAAGGTTTTGCCGGAATGACAGACGGAAATTATGAAAATGTGGACGGCTGGAATTGGTACAGACTCGGCTCTATCGATGGCGTTCATGTGTGGGGTTGGGTACGTGAGGATTATGTAGAGTTAAAGACGGTGGACCCTATCAATAACGAAGCGGCGCAATCTCAATTAAATCTTATTATAGAGAACGATAAAAATAGCATGATCAATCTATTAGTAGCCTCTCGTGGTTGTTCTATGCTTGAAAGTTCCGGTAGAAATGTATCTTCTATAAAAAATGAGATTCGCAATCTGTATATAGACATCGTTAACCGGAATAACATAATCGCGTCAATGCCCAACTTGGACGATAAGGTTTACGGTGAGCCTGTTTTAGATAAATTCGCTTCTGACCTTCGGAATATCGTAACACAAAATGCGGTAGGTATAGCGTGGGTTCCCGTACTTGTTATTGCTGCCATAGTTTCGCTTTCATTGGGTGCAGCGTATTATGTCTATGACAAGACTAAGACTCTTGCTTCCAATTCGAATGTTTCCTACAAGGCATCGGATAAAGTTGTCAAAGAGGTTTATTCCAGTCTGACCGAAGAACAAATCCAAATATTGGAAGACGATATAAACCGACAGATGAAAGGAGCTTTTACAACTGGGTATTGGAAAAGTGCTACCGATATAACATGGTTTTCTATACTGAAATATGGAGCCATTGCCGTAGGTGCTATTTGGGTGGTCAAGTGGATTAAAAACAATTTTTAAATTATGGCAAATCTATTCAATCCAGCATATATCGATCCAAATTCATATATCAAATTTCTAACAAAAGAGGAGTTGGAAATATGGTGTAGTAATGCTGTGCATCCACCTCTCAATACTCAAAATTTCAAGATAAATACTTGGAACTATAATTACAATACCGTACCACTTTTAAAACCGGAGGATTTAGTACATGAATGGCCCGGCTCTTCTCCGTATTGGGAAGAATTAGAAAGTCATTATAAATCTGCTGCAATAGGATATTCCAAAGAGTTGCAAGGTATATCGGTCGGTCGTCTTTGTACCTTTTTATCATTGAGGGCGCGCCCCTCGAATGATGCTTTCTCTGTATTCAATATGCACATGAATCAATTTTATAAACATTCGAAAGAAAATGAGGGGCATAAAACCGATACAGAGTATACATTTCGATTTCCTTTGGTTTTGACCGGTCAATTCATTGATATGCCTGATGGACGTTGGCATTATGTGTATGTTAAAGAACATATTCAATTAAATACTGTATTTTGGTATTGGCGATATCTTCCAAGACCTGAATACGAGACATATAAGGAGCTGTATGAATGGACAAAAGAATTTATGGGATTTGTCACTCCCGAAGATTTTGAATCAATTCTTAAAAATTATGAGGTATTTAAATTCGGATTTGTTCGTGAAGATCTTATATCGTTCTATGAAGATTATGAAATAAATGGACAAAAAGTAAATATATCATTTCGTCGAGAGATATACGGCCCAAAATATGAATATCCTATGTTCTACGATTATGATTATCAATATAGTTATAATGCTGAAAATGGTTATTCGTATCTTTATATATTGCTTCCCGGATCTTTTTTGAGAGGGGACAAACTTGATTATCCTTTAACGAATGTTACTCAAAGGATATACAAATGGAATCCTGACATAGATAGTCATTTAAGAATTAACGCTTACCCCAATGGAGGCGACCCCAATTTTATGGAGGATTGGGCCGACGAAATCAAAGCCAATATGGATATCGAGAACGGGACTTCGGACCATAACCCATCTACGGAAGTCGTCGAGAAAAACGTATTGGCCGGAGCCGGTGTATTGGCTCTCGGTCTGTTGTTGTTGAAAAATAATATGTAGCGTATGGAACGGAAAGACAGAAAAAAAAGAATCATCATGCCGTCCCGGAATAATACCGTGCTTCAATCCCCGGAAACCTCGGACGATGGCGCCCTTGACGGTGGAGGATTCGATGACGTGGTAGTCACCGGTCAGGATTTGCGCTGGAAGAAGTGGGCCGTTGCGATCGGAGCGGTAGCCCTCGTTTGGTTTTTAGTCATTCAGGAAGAATAACAATATAAATAACTATGTATCATGTGGTTCGAAAATAAAGTAACAAGCAATAAGGAAGCATTCTTGCAGAAGGTACGACTAATCTGCGCAAAACTGGGTATAGAGCCCGATTGGCTTATGTTCGTCATGAACTCGGAAAGCGGTTTGAACCCTGCCGCTTATAATCCGAATGGCGGAGCGTCGGGACTTATCCAGTTCATGCCGGACACAGCGAAGGGGTTAGGCACGACGACCGAAGCCCTTCGGAAGATGTCGAATGTCGCCCAACTCGATTACGTATATAAATATTTTTATCCGTACCGGGGAAAGATGAACTCCTTGTATGATCTTTACCTCGTTACCTTCTTCCCCGCCGCTCTTGGAAAACCGGACAGCTATGTGTTGCAAACATCGACACTCCCGGCGAAGGTGATAGCCGACGCAAACCCCGGTATCGATTTGGATCACGACGACCGGATCACCGTTGGTGAATTTAAGAGGTGGATCGATCTAAAAAAAAAAGTATGGGGTTAGAAACTGGGTTCGACGTATTTGTCATTGCCGGATCCTTCATTTGCGCCGGTATAATATTGTGGTACATTCTTAAACGAGATAACGATGATTAAACCTCTAAAAATCATATATAAGAACACGATCAGAACGTCTAACGGGACGATCGAGAACGAGGGTACGAATTCCCCGTCGATTATCATATTTCGTAATCAAGGCACATCGATAGCCTATGTATTGGGAAATGTGAAGATATTCCCCGGCGAATCGTGGCAGTTGAAAAACGATCCCGGAATCGTGATCGAAAACAGCTTTACGGTGACATTCGACACCTCGGTTCCCGGCTTGGAGAACAATTTAGCCGTTATTCGCGGATATTATAAAGATTAAAAACATTTCTGCTATGAACGAATATCAACCCTTAGATATCAACAGGAACCCGATCGGGGTTTTGCAGCCCGGCGGGAACATTACGTTAGATGAAAGTGAAAACTTCGAAATTACGGAGTCGGGGATATACCGGATATTTACCGAGTCCGGCACTAACGGCATTGCCGAACTCGAATTTGATATGAACGGAACTATATCTAATGTATATAGTACAGTTGGGACAATAGAATGTTTTTATATCTCGAAAGGTACATTTTTTTATCCGGTATCTGGTTCCTTCCGTGTTACTAAAATGATTTAGCCATGAGTTTAGGAAGATTGGGATTGATACAAGCCGGGCAACCTTCGAAGCAGTGCCCCACGTTGGCGGAAATGACGGCCGACGCTACGGCCACGGCTGCCGATATTATGGCTGGAAAAACGGCGTATGTACGGGGCGAGAAGTTGACGGGCACGCTCGTACCCATTACCAAAATCGACGTGGCGGCGGAGGGGATTAAATTCTCTTATTCTACATTCGAGGAAGTACCCGAAGTATTCGATTTCTCGAATGTGACGGATTTGTCATACATTTTTGACACCTGCAAATCTCTAATTTCTTTACCTTCAAACTTAAATTGGGGGAAAATGACTAATGTTGTGGCGGCTTTTCGTGGCACAACAAGTCTAAATGATGAAGTAAATATAGAGCCGTTAGATGTGCCGTCATTAGAAGGAATTTTTCAGAGAAGTAATATAAGTAAGATCTTAAATTTATCCGTTCAAAGTGCATATACCGCATTTAACGCCTTTGAAAGTTCAAAACTAACGGAAATAGGCAATATCGATTTACCGGATATCGTCACCGCAACATACGCTTTTTCAAATATTCCTATCGTTCATTTCCCGAAGATAAATATTCCGAAAATTGCTAATTGTAGCTTTATATTCTATAATAACCAATCCATGCAATCTCTTGAATACTGGGATTTTTCGAACGTAACAGAAGCAACAAACATGTTCAAGGGGTGCTCGGCTTTGTCGTCGATCGGCGATGTGATCTTCTTACACACCGCTCTATCGCTGGCAGATTCCCCGAATATCGATGAAGATACTTTAAAACTGTTAGGAGGATTTGCCTATGCTTCCGGAGAAAGCGGTGTAGCTCCTTTAAAAACTTTGGGACTACCGGCCGCTACGTTGACATTCAACACGGCTGCGCAAACCTTCTTAGAATCGAAAGGTATCATAGCGAAACTGACGGAGGAGAATTGGACGGTTAATTTCGCCGATTCAATGTAAGGGAGAAAAGAACTCAATCAAACAAAACCACATAAAAAACAAATACCCATGAATATAGAAGAAAAAACTTATCAAAAGATTACTCCCGCAACGGAAGGTAATTACCTGACTACCTACCAAGAAGGCGATGATATAAAGACTTACGAAGGAGTAAAAGCGATGTACACACCGGCGGACTTCGACGCTTCTACCGTGCGGGAGATTACCCCGGAAGAACATCTAAGCTATCATGCAGCCAAAGAACAGGCTTTGCAAGAGGAAATAGAACGAGAAAATAATGCTTAATAACATATATATGCAGGAAAGAAATGTAATCTCCGGCATGTTGGCAAGTTGGCTGACTTCGTTCATCGAGTTCGTCGAGCCGGTGAAATGGTTCATCGTGGCCGCTCTCTGTTTGATTATTGCCGATTTCAAGTTTGGGATAGAAGCCTCCAAAAAGAGAGGCGAAACCATACGGAGGAGTCGTGCGATCAGGCGAACCGTTAACAAGATGATCGATTATATATGTTGGATATTGGTAGCTACCAGTTTCGGGGCGGCATTCGGTCAACCTTTCGGGATTCCCATACTTCCGGCGATTGTCTTATTTGTGATCTACGGGTGTGAGATAAATTCTTGTTTTAATAATTACTTCGAATCGAGAGGCAGCAAGTTTCGAATCAATATCTTCAAATGGTTCAAGAACAAGGCCGATATTATCGAGCCGGAAAGAAAGAAAAATGTATAATAGGTTGCATAATAGAACGGTACGATATATATTTGCAGTAGGATTACAGATATTTATATAACAATAAATATAGAGCGTGCGAAATCACCTAAAACTACCCTGTGCGAGCGTGATCTCCTTAAACTAAAAGAAACGAAAGTAAGAACGTATTTAACGGAACTACCTGAAACACGAAAATGAAAAAGCCGGTTAATCACCGGCTTTTCTTGTTGTATTAAAAATCATCATCTTCTCCCATGCGTTCCTCGTAGCGTCGATCTTCTTCTTCCTCCTGTAATATAGAGAAGTTCCAGAGCTTTATCAAGACAGCTTCCCGTTCTTCTTCCGTCCCTTTATCGGCAGGATCTAACCAGTTGATTTGCGTTACTCCCCTCTTGAAAGACTCGAACGTCGAGAAAAAGAAATCTATCTTATTAGGTATTAAAACAAAGCAGCGGGGGAACCCCAGATAAAGCAATCCTACTTGATCGTCGTGATCGAGTATGTTATCACAGTACCAACAGGCGGAATAATCGGTATCGATAATTACATCTTCCATGATTAATATTTATAAGGTTGTTTTAGAATAAGGCACATCGAATAATATATGAAAAAAATCTTTTTTCGTTAATCCTAAGTTCCTAAGTGCATTTTTTATAACAAATTCGGGAACTGGATCGACATGTGTTTGGACTATGATCGGGCGAAGTAAATCCTTTCTTACCCATTTTTCGTGACCTCCTTCTATTCCCGTCTTTTTGCACCCGCATTTCAGCAAAAAGGAACGATAATCTTCTAATGAAACATTACTGAGTTTATGTGTAGACATAGTTTAAACGGGTATTTCGACAGGAGTATCGAATTTTTGATATTCCTTGTTTTCCAATATATCTAAGAAATCTTCGTTGTGCAATAATTCATCGAATTTCGGAGCTTTGATTTTCTTCTGTTTAACCCCTCGAACATTCCACCCATGATTACGCAAGTCTTTTAGAAGCGTATTTTTATTTAACGCATAATCGAAATAAATCATCAGTGTTTTTTCCATCGAATCTTTGGCCTCGTTGATATCGTTCCCGCAACCGGAAAGATCGAGAGAGGGACAGTAGGAAATATAAGCGTTATCTTCTTTAAATACATAAACCGATAACTTTATGAATATTCCATTATTCCTTTTTTTCAGTTCGTCGGTGAAATTAAAGTTTTGCATAACTATATAATTAAAGTCAGATAGATTTTGGAGCAAATATAATACAAATTAGTTGTGTAATATTACACAAGAACGATAATATTTTAAAAAACAGTGTCGAACTTCTGAATAATGGGATTGGCTTGCTCTATGTCATGCGGCGTATATATATCCGTGATTAGAATAGAGGAATGCCGGGCTTGGTCCCGGACCGATATGTTATCGATCCTCGCCCGTAACATCGATGTCACCCCGGTATCTTTCAATGAGTAGAATTTGTATGACACAGGGAATCGAAGATTTTTTCGGACGTAATGTGTCCAGTAGTCCCGAAATTGTTTCTCGCTTCTCCATTTCGGGCCGGGGGTAAGACCATCGGAAAATAAGTAATAATCACTCGGATAAGAGAAAGAACCGCAGTCTATCATCAACTCGATAATTTTCCGATTGATAGTCAATACTGCATCTTTGTGATTTTTTGTATAGTCGCTGTGAAGTAGGAGAGTGCCGGCCTTTACATTAAAGTCGCCGATACGAATATAACTTATCTCTTTGGGACGTACAAAACAATAGAAAAGAATATAGCAAGCCAGTAGGAAACGTTTGTTTTTGGTTTTTAGATACTCTTGCAAACGGATCAAATCGCTTTCAGAAATGACTGTGCGCTGTTTCTTTATGGATCGTTTAGGGATAAGATCTATTCCGTCCGTAACCTTTTTATCGACATAGCCATGTTTGAGTAGATATCCGGCAAAAATTCGCAACCATGAAAGATAGTTATTCCGGGTTTGTGCACTGTTTTCTCTTTCAATGTAGATATGCTCGATAAACTCGTTTATATACTCCCGATTGAATTGATATATATAAGTAATGGGAACTTTTAAAGAGGCGTTATAGCGAACGAGGTTTCTAAGGTAAGAAATATATCCTATGTAGGTTTCTTCCCTCAAAACGCCATCAGTACGCAATCGAGTAATATAATTTCTGTATTTATCCGTAGCTTCTGAAAATAAAGCCAGTCCTTTCGAATGACATTCGTTAATCCACGGATTCCACCCCCGACGGAGCTGTTCATGAATCCGATTGATTAAATCGGCGGCGTATTTTCTTCGATCTGAAATTTTGGGTATGTGATTGATCTTGATTCTTTTGATTTTAAGTTTTCCCGCAATGGGACAAAAAGCGTAGAATCCTACATACCAATCGTTACCGGTTTTCCCGGTATAAAGTTTTGGAGGCGTATAGGAAATTACCTCCGAAATCAGGGAATTTTTTTGAACAGACAT